AAAGTTATTAGAGGGGTTAAACCCACTGTTTTTGAAATCCACAAGAATGACGAGTTAGTAAGTCAAGAAGCTGATAACAAAGATTATCAGGAAGCATTTGAAAAGTATGTACTTCGTACTAATTGGAGATCATTTTGTCAAATCTTCGTTCTAGGTTCAGCTATTTTTACACCATTTATGGCCCTTGCAAAAGGACAGCGTAGGGATATTATCGAAGATTTGCTTGATATGCGCATCTTCACTGCTATGAATAACATCCTAAAGACCGATATTCAGGCTACTGAATATGACATATATGAAGAAGATAACAGAAAGAAATTGATTAATGAAAAGCTTAAACTCACATATCAACATATTAAAGAAATCCAAGAAACTACTGAAAAAGCAATTTCCGAAAAAGAAGAAAGAATCGCTACCGCCCGAACCAATATTGATGATCTTAATAAACAAGGCTCTGATATACAACTCCAGATTAGGTCCTTTGAACGTTTAAAAGATGGTGAAGAGAAGGTAAAACAAACTGCTAAAGAATTTAGCAACATCAATAATCAACTTCAGCTTAAAGTTAACCAGATTAATCGTGAGATCAAGTTCCTAGGTGACAATGATACCTGTCCTACTTGTGCACAGATTATTGACGAGTCATTCAAAGATAATGCTCTCAATAAGAAAGTATCTCATTTAGAAGAATTGACTGAAGGTTTAACAAAACTTGAAGCTAAATATAGTAAAGTAAGGGATCAGGTTGCTAAATTTTTTGAAATTCAGACCGAAATAGATAATTATCATCAGCGAGAAAGAACAATTGAAAATCAATTAGAGAACCTAGAACGTTATATTGACGAACTTCAGAGTGATATCGATAAAGCAAAGGTAACATATTGCCAAGATGTCAGAAAGCCTGTAGAATTGGAAGAAGAACTAAAAGATGTTTCAAAGAAACTTGAAGGTCTAAACGAAACTCGAACACTTCAAGGTTATGCAGGTGTAATGTTGAAAGATACTGGTATCAAGGCTAGAATCATTAAGACCTATATACCAATCATTAATCAGCTCATTGCTAAGTATTCTTCGATTCTAGACTTTTTCGTGGACTTTCAATTAAACGAAGAATTTTCGGAAACAATTAAATCACGGTTTCGTGATGAATTTTCCTACGAATCTTTCTCAGAAGGCGAGAAAATGAGGCTAAATCTTGCAATTTTGTTCACTTGGAGGGCAATTGCTAAGCTTCGTAACTCGGTGGATTGTAATATCCTGGTTTTCGATGAAATCCTTGATTCTTCGTTGGATAGTGAAGGAGTCGATAATATGATCAAGTTATTGCATCAAGCAGCTCCAGAAACTAGGGTCTTTATTATTTCACACAGAGACGCAATTCTTGACAAGTTTGAGCGCGTCATTCAATTTGATAAAAAGAGTAATTTTTCAAGGACTATAGAAGCATGACAATAATGCCACTGATAAAAGATGATATAGTACATTTTACACAACCATGTGAGGAATTTGATTTTGAAGGATTTTTGGATCCGAGTCAGCTTGCTAGGGATCTTGTTGACACAATGTATCATAATAATGGGTTGGGTCTTGCAGCCAATCAAGTTGGTCTTCCCTATAGAGTTTTTTGTTTTAGAGGCGATCCAGCTAATTTTGTTCTTTTTAATCCTGTTATTGTTCAAACTGGGGTCGAAGAAATTGAATTAGAAGAAGGTTGCCTTTCTTTCCCAGGCCTTGTACTAAATATAAAACGACCTAAGAACGTTCGTGTCAGGTTTCGAGGACCTGATAATGAGCAGCACATTCATGATTGGAGCGGTATGACAGCTAGAGTAGTACTTCATGAAATGGATCATTTGAACGGTAAATTATTTTACAATCGAGTATCTAAATATCATAGAGATAAAGCTTTTAAAAATAGAGGAAAATTACAATGATTTCTAAACAAATAGTATGGCGTGAGTGTACAGATGAGGAAAAAGCTGAAAGAATTGCTAGAGATCCATCTTTAACAGAAACAAAGATGTATACCGGTGAGAATAAGTCCCGAGCAGGTGCTCGTATTCGTGCAAATGATGAAAATGAGACCTTCACATATTCTACAGAATAACCTTGACAATTGAGTAGAAAGCTGCTATAATATGTTAGATAGTGAAGATTTAGCTTATAAGGATTTAAAACATGCAACGTCCTGAAGGATGGTGGGATATATGGTTTTTAGAATTAGCTAAATATGTTTCAACGGCTTCTAAAGATCCTTCTACTCAAGTAGGAGCAGTCATTGTAAACCCTGACACTAAACAAGTAGTCGGTATGGGTTTTAATGGGTTTGCTAGAGGGGTTGAAGATACAGAAGATCGTCTCAATGATCGCTCTAAAAAATTAGAACTCACTGTTCATGCTGAAGTTAATGCAGTTCTTAATGCTACAGCTTCAGTTAGGGGTTGTATTATCTATGTATACCCAACTATTATGATACCTGCGTGTTGTGCTCGTTGCGCAGGTGTTATAGTTCAAAGTGGTATTAAGGCTGTTTTAGGTTATCATTGTCCATATCCTTCTGAACGATGGATGGTACAATCAGAATTATCTTCCCTGATCTTAAGAGAGGGTGGAGTTAAATGGTATGGGAATTTTGAAGAAATTCCACCTAGGGAGAGGAAATTATAATGGATAGTGATAGCAAGTTTTGGATTGCAGTTGTAGCATGTTTATGTTGGACCTTAATATTTATTATAGGTTGTGTAACTGTTGGAACTAGATACTCTAATGAAAGATATTATGATGCATTTAAGCAATGTGTTGAAGCAAAAGGAACTCCTGTTCCACAATTCAGCGCCGGATTGGTTTGTATTATAAAATGAAATTTGTCAGCACTAAGCGTTATGGACATAATAGTGGATTCTCTTGTTGTTTTAGGCAATGGAGAGCAGCATCACATTGCAACACACTTCATGGCTATCCTTTAGCATTTGAATTTGTTTTTGAGTCAGATGAATTAGATCAAAATAATTGGGTCGTCGATTTTGGAAATCTTAAGTGGTTAAAAGAATATCTTACAAAGATGTTTGATCACACTACCTTAGTGGCAGCTGATGATCCAGAATATGATACTTTTCTAGAATTATCAAGAAAAGGTCTTATTGATATGAGAACTTTAGATGGTGTTGGGTGTGAAAGAATTGCTGAAATGGTATATGAATGGGCTAAGTTTTGGGTAGAAGATAAATTTTATGATGTAAAACTTCGTTCTGTTCAAGTTTGGGAACACGAAGGTAATTCTGCGAGGTATGAAGGATGATCAGAGATGCTCATTATTGCCTTATAGTTCCTAAAGGGGATGTTTATGACCTTATAGGTGTAGGTCATATGGCTAATTCCATGGATGCTGCATATCTTACAGGTGCTACTCTTGAACAATGTCTTACTACATTCAAAAAACAGAACCTAAATAGTTGGTGTACACTTTACATAAAAGTGATTATTGATTAATGAATGAAGAGGAAATATTTGACGAATTAGAACGTTTAAGAGAAAAACTTAAAACACTAAGTGGATATAAAAATAACAAACGCCGTCAAAGAGTTAAAAAAAGAATTGGTCAATTAAATCTTGATTTAATGATTTTAAGAGATAATAATATTGGGATACCAAGGATACCAAAAGGTGCACAAACAAGTAAAAATTATGGGAGGACCTTCTGGGAAGCTGATGAAAAAGGTAAGATTTTTAGGGATACATTAGGAACAGCATGGAACACAAGAAAGACAGAAATACCTATAGAATATGTTCGAAGGAAATATGATTAATGAAATCTATTAAAGTATCAGAAATTTTCTATAGTCTGCAAGGAGAAGGGTTATATCTTGGCACTCCTTCTATATTCTTGAGAACCTTTGGATGTAATTTCACTTGCAGTGGATTTTCAATGCATCTCGGAGAGAATTCTATTGAAAGATTTGGTGTAGATCCTTCTAATTATGAAAGATATGAGGACCTCCCTCTTGTTCATACAGGTTGTGACTCATATGCATCTTGGGACGTAAGATTTAAACACCTTTCACCTTTATTACAAATACCTGCGATTGTAGATAGAATTCAGGCATTGCTTCCTGATGGTAAGTTTAGTCAAGATAAGCATTTGATTATTACAGGTGGGGAGCCACTTCTTGGATGGCAAAAGAGTTATCCTGCTCTGTTCGAGGAGTTTGAAGCAAGGAATATGGGACTTACTCATCTTACATTTGAAACAAATGGAACTCAACCTTTAAGCTTAGATTTAGAAAATGCTCTCTTTGATATTCCTAAAGTTATATTCTCTATCAGTTCAAAGCTACCTTCATCAGGCCATAATTGGACTGAAACAATCAAGCCTGAAGTAATTCAACAATATATTGAATGTAGCACTTATGCTTATTTCAAATGGGTAGTATCGTCACCTGATGATCTTGTAAGTGTTTATAAAGCACTTGATCTTTATGATCCTATTAAAATTCCAGTTTATCTTATGGCTGCAGGTGGGACGACCGAACATTACGACCAAAATAAAAAATGGGTTGCCGAATTAGCCAAAGAAAAAGGATTTCGTTACAGCCCAAGACTTCAAATCGACCTTTGGAAAAATTCGTGGGGGGCTTAAAATGAAACCAGTTAGTGAATTATTAGCACTTTGTCAAGAATTTGTTGACAATCATCCTTTTGAAGAAGAAGGGGATCAAGGATATAATTTTGATGATGGTCAATTATTCTTTGAAGAAGTACCAGAAGAAGATATTCTTGATTTTTTTAGTGAAATGTATAATATATTAGTAAAATGACAGATATAACACAATTTACAGGATATTATCGGTTCCTTTCAAATTTCTATCCATGTAACGTAGAATTGGAAAGTCATTCTTATCCTTCAGTAGAACATGCTTATCAAGCTGCAAAATGTTCTCATAAGGAAGAAATGGTTCAATTTCAAGATCGAACCATGAAAGCTGCCGAGGCTAAGCTAGTAGGTAAGCATGTGAAATTAAAACGAGATTGGGGTCTTTTTAGGATTCCATATATGGAAGGACTTGTAACAAAAAAATTCAATTCAAGTGCTCGTCTTCAAGAAATGTTGCTTGCTATTGATGGAAAGATAGTAGAAGGTAATTATTGGGGTGATACTTTCTGGGGAGAGTGTCCTTTAGGTACAGGTTATAATCATTTAGGAAAAATCCTAATGAGAGTAAGGGATAAACTTAAATGACAATGAAAGATAGCCTCGATAAGATCATAACTACCTACTTTGCTACGGTTACAGAAGTTCCTTTTACCTACAAAAATAAATTGTATGAACCTAAGCTAGTAACTATATCTCCTATGATATATCGAGATTTCATATGTCATTCTAAGTGTGGTGCATGTTGTTCTCGTTTCTCTTTGGATTATCTTCCATCAGAAAAGAAACCTTATGATCTTGAAAAGCGTCAAGTAGAATTTGATGGTCGAAAGGTAACAATCTATTCCGATTATCAGATCGATCATGAAAGTCACTTCTGCAGAAATCTCAATCAACAAGATGGTCTTTGTATGATACACGGAGCCCATCCTTTTTCGTGTGATTTCGAGATTATGAGATTCTTCCACTTTAAAGATCGTCCTGACGCTATAAGAACCTCACTATATGGAAGAGGATGGCAGATGCTACGTATTGATGGTCAGCGTGGTGCTCAGTGTGAAATGTTAGAGCAGAGTGAAACTGGAAAGTTAGAAGCAGTTCGAAAGCTCAAGAGACTCCTTGAATGGACTACTCATTTTAAATTAAAAACAAAAGTAAAAAAGATTATTAAAGTGGTGGAGAAATCAAATTTTGACACAATCGAGCAGTTCACGCTATAAGGATAAAATTATGAAAACTTTTACTAGTGACAATATTAGGCGTCGTATTATAAATGAAGGAGGTTCATATGCTGCTTCCGATAATATATCTCAATATCTAAATCATAATGAAGTAGAAGATCTTGAAGAAGAACTTACATATAAATTTCAAGAAGTTTTGAAATCTTTGGTCATTGATATTGAAGATCCTAATTCTTCAGGTACAGCAAATCGCCTAGCTAAGATGTACCTTTATGAAATTATGTCTGGAAGATATGAACTTCCTCCTACAACTACAGCTTTTCCTAATGATGGAAAGAACAAATACACAGGAATGATTGTCATTAGAGCTGAGATTAAATCGGTCTGTGCTCATCACCATCAGCCTATCGCCGGTACTTGTTATATTGGACTTATACCAAATGGTAAGGTAATGGGTCTTTCAAAATATATCAGGTTAGCTCAATGGTGTGCTCGTAGAGGTACTTTGCAAGAAGAACTTTGTAATGATATTGCCAATGTCATTTCTGAAGCAACAGCGTCAGATCATATTGGTGTTTATATAGCTGCAACTCATGGATGTTGCGAAAATAGAGGTGTAAATGCTCACTCTTCTCTCACCCAGACTACCGTGGTCCGAGGACTTTTTGATTCTGACACTTCGACAAAACGAGAATTTTTCGATAATATTCAACTTCAAGAAGTACATAGCAAAACAAGATGAAAAAACTAGAACTTGAATACGTCATATCCGCTGTAGCTCAAGGTATGTTTCCAAACAATAAAAAATTGGATGCACAAGCTCAGGATCAAATTCGCATAGGTCTTCAATCAATTGTAGAAGTAGTTCGCGCTGATGTCAAGAAAAATTGTAAGCACTACACCCCGCAACTATCTATGTTATTTAATGCTTATACTGAAGATCAATATATCGATTATTTCAAATACCTTGAAAATATGCATATGGAAAATGTATATGCTGATTCTGGTGGGCTTCAAATTGTTACTACAGGAAAAGAAAAGACTGAAGAACTAAAGCAAGGTGTGTATGAAATCCAAGCCTATGCTGATTATGCTATGTGTTTTGATGAAATTCCTCTCACTCGTAAAGAAGGTCAGGAACACAAGCGTACCAGAAATGAACGTAGTAACACTGGAAACAAGCTATATCATCATTCTCGCTTGATCGCCTCTGGTAACGAAACTGGAAAGAACATCAAAGCTCAGATTGAGACCTTTAAACGTCTTAAAACTGATACAAAAGTAGTACCAATTGTTCAAGGAAACAGTGCTGAAGATATGGTAGTTTTCTTTGATGAAATTTCTAGGTTGCTTAAAGGTGATGATTGGGATCATGTCAGTGGATTAGCGGTAGCAGATACTTGCATTGGAAACGGTGAGTTAGAATCCATTGAAATGTTAAGGGCTGCTCATAAAATTGCTGATTATTGTCATCCAAATGTCGCAAAACATCTTCATATTTTGGGTGTAGGTAGTATTATGAGAATGCGCCCAATTATTTATCTTCAACGTTCGAAATATCTTGACAGTTACAAAAAAATATCGTATGATAGTTCATCACATACATCTACATTTACCTATGGCCTTCTTAAGGTTAATGGTACTTGTAAACCATTAGGTGGTCATAGAAACAAGAAGGTAGAGGAACATTTCAAGAATGTTTATCGCCTTTTTTCCGCATATTTAGAATGGATGAAGGTTAGCGAGTGGCAGTTCTTAGAAATTATTCTTGGACCTAAACAAGCTAACCGAACCCATGAAACTACACTTGATACTTGGACCCATGCTGCTATCAAAGAACGTGCTTTGACAGGTAAAATGGGATATTTGAATATTCAAGATCCTGAAACTGTCATTACGATTGCTCACCTTGCCAAAGCATTCCATACCCTTTATCAAATTCATAATTTCATGATTTGTCTTGATGGGATTTGGAAAGATAAGTTTAGGGGCGATCCAATGACAAACCTTCTTAAGGTAAAGAATGACGATGACATGGATCGTTGGATGAAAGTAATGAAAACTGAAATTAGAAGTAAACGTATTGAGCGTAATTCTAACAAAGCTACTTTGGAAGGTCTTATAGTATGATATTAGGAATTGACGAATTGAATACAGATGTTCCTTATGTAGGAACACTTGCAGAAAGTTTAATGAAAGCTCGAAAACCTCCTGTTGTAGAAGAACTTCCAGAAGCAAAGCTCTTAGGAAAGATAGTATCGGCTCCATTGGAATATGATCCTTCAGTACTTGTAGCTATTCCACGTTCAAAGAACCGTGATCAATATGGATTAACAAACGAGTCATTTGATGGAAATGATTACTGGCGTTGTTATGAGTGTTCTACAATAACTAAATATGGTATGCCTGTATATTTTATGATGACTATTCAATATAACTCAAATAGTCCTTTCATTGTAGAATCAAAATCTCTCAAATTATACCTTAATTCTTTCAATATGACTAAGCAAGATTTTGCAGAACCTAAACATTGCATTAACTCAATGGTTAATAGAGTACAATCTGACCTAGAAAAAATATTAGGGGTTAAACCTGAAGTAAGCACTTACGATAATATATCCAATGATTTTAGTAATTTTAAAGATCTTGAAATTATTGTTGATTATTCTTCAATAGTAAGTGAAGGATATAATGTAGACAAACATATTCTCTCTCCTTCCTATCTTCGTGAACACAAGACAATAACTTGGAAATTTGAAGGATTTAGATCTAATTGTAAAATTACTAATCAACCTGATTATGCAAGTGTTTTCATATCAACTTATAATTGTGTGGATGGAATAGATCCTGTTTCTTTAGTGAAGTATCTTACTTCCTTTCGAAATGAAAATCACTTTCATGAAGAATGTTGTGAGTTAATCTTTAAAGATTTAAATGAAGTATTCAAACCTGCTTCTTTATTTGTTACTTGTTCATATACACGAAGAGGTGGTATTGACATTTCTCCTTCTAGACAAACAAAAAAGAAGATAGATACTCTTAATAATTTTCAGAATATTTATTATGATGCAAAAGGTATAGTTAAGGAACAATTTGATGTCACACCTGCAAGGACTATATATCAGTGATTATTGATCTTCTTCCAGAAGCTAAAGGTGCCATTGTCATCCTTTCAGGTGGCTTAGATTCCACTATTGCTATGAGGTTAGCTATAGAAAAATACGGTAAAGAAAACGTATTTGCTTTGACATTTGATTATGGTCAGAAGCAAAAAGCAGAAATAAATTGTGCTTCCTGGAGCACAACATTATTAGGTGTAGGTCATAAAAAAATTGACGCCTCTTTCTTAGGAGATATTAGTCAAGGATTTTCGGCTAATGTTGATACAGGAATAGCTATGCCTACTATTGAAGATGTTCTTGGTGACCCAAGACCTGTTACATATGTTCCAAATCGTAATATGATTCTCCTTTCTATTGCAGCAGCATATGCTGAAACACAAAAGGTAGATGTAGTTATTTGTGGGTTACAACAAAACGACACTTATAATTATCATGATACAACACCTAGATTCCTTGAAAAAATCAATGCAGTATTAAATGAAAATCGTATCATTCAGATAAAAGTAGTATCACCATTCATTAATAAGACAAAAACTGATGAAATTAAAATTCTACTAGAGTTAGATGGAAATGTAGGACTTTTAAGACATACACTTACATGTTACAATCCTGATTGGGATGATAGATCATGCGGTCATTGTCCTTCTTGTTCAGAACGTCTTAAAGCATTTACTAATGTAGGTATTATAGATCCAGTGAGGTATGCATGTGCTCGATAATAGGATCCTTCTCTAAGGATAAACTCATAGAACTTTGTGAGCTTAATAAGTACCGCGGGACTTTCTCTCATAGTATCTCATATTATGATCCAGAACAACGTGATATCTTTTCTATAATGAGGAGATTTGGTGAAATTGATTATGATAATATAGTTGAAGAAAACCTTAAAGATGGAATGTATTGTGTTATTCATATGCAAGCCCCCACAGGAGAAGATAAGTCAGAAAGGCACATTCATCCTGCGGAGATCAATGGACATTATCTTTGGCATAATGGTATACTAAAAGATTCTACTATTCTTGCCCTTCATGAAGAATTTGATTATGACACAAAATGGGATAGTAAACTCCTTCTCTGGAAGATGATTTGGGATAAAAAACCTGATGATATCGATGGATCATTTTCTTGCCTTCATTACATTCCTAATGGTGCTAGAGGTATGTATCTTTTTAGAAATTCACTAGCACCAATGTTTATTGATGATGATTTTAATATATCATCTACTAGGTTTGCTGAGAGTAGAAAAACTGAGGCAGGTGTTATATATGAATTTCATCCTGATCGTAAACAATTAATAGAAATAGCTCGTTTCGCTACAATGAACAACCCCTATGATATAGCATGAGGAAATAATGGATTCACTAGATTTTAAAGAAAAAGTTGAAATAGGATCACTCTTATATCCACAACCAAAATTACCTGCTTACAAATATGATGAAGGAAGACTCCTTCAAGAGTTCAATGATTATATTTCTAGTACCTATAAAGGTCATTATGTAGGTGAAAATAACATTCAATCATTAGATCTCATCTTTGCTGCGCAAGCAGGATGGGGTTTTTGTCAAGGAAATGTCCTCAAGTATGGAGGACCTCGTTTAGGTGTTAAAGGAGATGGAAAAGAAACTAGGGGAGACATCCTAAAAATTATGCACTATGCAATGTTAATGCTATATCTTCATGATAAAAAGAATAAGAAAAAGGAGACTAAATGATTGAATTGAAGGTTTCTAAGGATGTAATGCGAAAGCAGAAGCTTTTCGTAGCTACTCCTATGTATGGTGGTATGTGTGCCGGTATGTATGCCAGATCACTTGCCGATCTTACTGCACTTGCTACTCATCAAGGTATAACTCTTCAGATGTATCTTTTGTTCAACGAGTCCTTAATTACAAGAGCTCGTAATTATTGCTGTGACGAGTTCATGAGATCAGATGCTACACATATGATTTTCATTGACTCGGATATCGGTTTTGATGCTCGAGATGTTATGGCTCTTTTGATGCTTCAAATTCAACAACCAGAATATGATATTATTGGTGGGCCTTACCCAAAGAAGTGTATTGCATGGGAAAAGGTTCTTCAAGCAGCATATAAAGGTCTTGGTGATAAGAATCCTAATGATCTTGAGAAGTATATTGGTGATTATGTTTTCAATCCTAAAGATAATCAGCAACAGATCTCGATTGGTGAACCAGTAGAAGTTAGAGAAATTGGTACTGGTTTTATGATGATCCGTAAATCTGCTATGAAGAAATTCATGGATGCTTATCCTCAATATATGTATCGTCCGGATCATGCTCGTACTGAACACTTCGATGGGTCTCGTAAGATCATGCAGTTCTTTCAAGCAGAAATTGATGGGCCAAATGCTTATGATAATTTGTCAAAGGTATTGAAGCAGATTGAAAATGGTGAAGGAGATCCTAAAGAACTTGCAAAGAAAGCTATAACTGATTTTGCAAAAGCTCAAGATGCTGCATCACTTCGTTATCTCTCAGAAGATTATTGGTTCACACAAAAAGCACAAGAAATAGGTCTTAAAACTTGGTTCTGTCCTTGGATGAAACTTCAGCATATGGGTTCGTATATCTTCGCAGGATCACTTCAAGATTTGGCAAATGCAGGTGCAGCAGCTACAGCTGATCCATCACAATTGAAACATAAGAGGCACAAGTGACACGAGTTTATGAAATAGTAGAGAATAGTACCACACATTATATTGATTTGAGTAAAATAACTAGAATTCATTTTGAAGATGTTCAAAATGGGTCAATGTATTTAAGAATACACTTTAATGATGACTCATTAGTATTTTCTAGTTATAATGGGTATATAGGAGGTCTTCCAAAAGATTCTGAAAAAGGTGAAGTAATAAAAGCCTGGATCCAGAAAACTGCAGGAGATTTAATTGCTGCATGGAAAGCATATACTCCACATATTGAGTATGTATATCAAGGACCTCCTCAGTATGGTGCCAGTCATCCAGTAATATATCCCTTTAGCCAAGGTGGTGCTGGTAAGCCAGGACGTCCAGGTGAGGTATAATAAAACTTGACAAAAAAGAAGGATTCTGATACAATGATAAATCAACCAACAAAGCAAGAATTTCACACATTTTTTGACGTTGTGAACCATCTTGCTAATTTCGAAAATAATAATTTTAAACAAACTGGGTTGTCCATTTTTCCAGGTCTACCAAGACCTATCCCAGAAGTAGTAACAGTAATGGGATGGATTCATTCTGTTATAACAGCACCTGATCTTCAACCTGAACAAGAAGTGTCAGTTACAGGATTTGAAACAAGTTCTTTACCACCAGGTCGTAAAAAGCCTAGTCCTAAATCAAAGCTGAAAGGGCCTGTCCCAATCCCTCAAATCTCAGCATCGGTTGGAAAGGTGGCGACTGCTGATGCATCATTGGCGCAGCCACCCAAACAACCGATAATATTTCCAGATAAAACACCTACACCTAATGAATTACCGGAAACAGTTCTTAAACCAGGAGCAGGTTTTGATTATGCGAACGAAGTGAAAGGAACGGTGTTAATAATTCCCGATGACCCTACCATCATGTCCAACCCAGAAGGATTTACAAAAGTTCCTGCTAATACTTAAAGAACACGGAATATTTGAAATAAAAGACCCATCAATTACTAAAATGATTGGTTGGTTAAAACATATTATGGAGTCCCAAGAAGATGAATGAATTAACCCTATCAAAACGTACTGTAGATATTCTTGCTAATTTCGGCAATATCAATCAATCAATTCTTCTTCGTAAAGGGAAGGTATTGAGATCAATGCATAATGAATATCAGATGTTCACTAAAGCAGAAATTGTAGAAGATATTCCAGAAGAATTTGCTATCTATGATCTTAGTACTTTCCTTTCGACACTTTCATCTTTTGAAAAGCCAACATTAAAGCTTGACAGCAAGACTAAGCGTATGATAATATCACAAGGTCAGAGGAAAACATTCCTTAAGTATGCAGATCTTGATCATATCATTACACCATCCGAAGGTGATATCAAGTTGAAGGACGTATTCTGTACCTTTGATATTACTAAAGAAGGTTTGACTAATGCTCAGAAATTCTTGGGTATATTGAGTCTCCCAGAATTCGCAATTTCTGTGAAAAAGGGCAAGTTGTCTATCGAATGTATCAATTCAGAGAACATTCAACAGAATGAAAACACAGAGAACTTCTATTCTGATACACTTGGAAAGGTAGAAGGAGAGGATTTCCGTGTAGTCCTTCGTGGCGAGTATATCAATTATCTTTTGAAGTCTGAAGATTACAAGGTGCAGATTGGCAAGTTTACAAAAGATGGTGATGTAGCAGCACTCGTTAATTTTAAGGGTCCAGACGTCAGCTACTTTGTAGCCTCAGAAGCTAGTTCGGTGCTCTAATGTATGCAGTTCCTTATGTAAATGAATTTGGCCAAATAATCCAAGTTGGTGAAAGAGTATTGTTTGTCTCTACTTACTCTCACCAATCTAGTGTAAATGTGGGTCATTATGTTGGTGTCAATAAAGATGATTCTGGAACTATTTCTACTGTTGTGGTAAGGGTAGAACCTAAATATAGTTGGTCAAGAACTAATATACCATTACTTTTAGGTCGTGTTTACAAATACGTTGATTAATAATTTGAAAGATTTATATTATGACAATATCTTTGAACGAGGCCTTAGCTCAAGGTATCGATAAAATACGAATGCCTCATTGGCATTCAAAAGGTGATTATATCCAGCTACTTATTACTCCAAATGGATATTTTGGACCATGGGCATATCTTCATTCTAAATATACAGTAGAAGGTATAGAGAATCCATATCCTATGATACTTACTTCTCTTGGTAGTTTGAATGATAAATCATGGGAGAAATATGATGGCGCCTAAAGAACAGTTCCTTTGGACTGAACGTTATCGACCTCAGACAGTAGCTGAGTGTATTCTTCCTGAACGAATGAAACAAACATTTCAACGTTTTGTTGATACAAAGAAGGTACCTAATCTTCTTTTATCGGGGCCTGCTGGTACAGGTAAAACCACAATCGCCAGAGCTATGTTACAGGAACTTTCTGCAGATAATCTTCTTATCAACGCCTCGTTGAATGCAGGTATTGATGAACTAAGGGTAAAGATTAGTAACTATGCATCTTCCAGTTCATTCTTCGGAGGTCGAAAGTATGTCATCCTTGACGAAGCAGACTATCTTAGTCAGGATAAGTTCCAACCTGCGCTACGTAATGCTATGGAGAAATTTGCAAATAACTGTGGATTTATTCTTACATGTAATTACCCTAAGCGAATTATCAAAGAACTCCATTCAAGGTGTTCGGTCATTGACTTCACTTTGTCAAAAGCCGAAAGTCAGAAGTTAGCGCAGCAGTTCTACAAGCGAGTACTTGGTATTCTTGCAACTGAAAAAGTAGAGTTCGATAAGGCAGTAGTAGCAGAAGTTATTAAGACATATTTTCCTGATTGGCGTCGTGTTCTTAATGAACTTCAAACACATGCTACAACAGGCAAGATTGATTCTGGTGTTCTTGCTTCTTTAGGTACTGTAAGTATTACAGAACTTGTCGGGTTTTTGAAAGATAGAAAGAAGTATAGTGAGGTTCGTAAGTGGGTAGCAGAAAATCTTAATAATGATAGTGCTACTCTCTTTAGAGCATTTTATGATGGTGCTAAAGATTATTTTGCACCAAGTTATATTCCTATCTTGGTTACAACCCTTGCACGATATCAGTATCAAGCTGGTATGGTAGCAGATCCCGAAATCAATGCCGCAGCCTTCTTAGCAGAGGTCATGGCCGACAGTGAGTGGAAATAATGTCAAAATATCATGTAGTGAAGTCTTGGTCTCATTTTTTCGATGCTATTAAAGCAGGAAAGAAATTACACGATCTTAGAAAAGATGATCGTGATTATGAAGTTGGCGATATCATGCATCTTAAAAGGTATGATATTGAAAAAGGTCAATTTACTGGTGATTGGTTAGTAGCTGAAATAACCTATATCACTAACAACAAATATCCTTGTGCTTTCTCCTCTTCAGTTCTTCCTCAGGATTATTGTATCTTAAGCCTTAAAGTAATCTGATGGAAATAGATTTTTATAATCAACCTAAGCGAGATCTTCTTCCAGAAATTGAAAAACCTGTAGAAGCATCTCCTTTTGATATCGTAAATAATATCAATGAAAAAAAAGGGCATATTGCTGACGTAGTTTCTGAAGGTGGATTTATACCATGGGTCATTAATAAATCACTTTCTTTTCATAGTTCAGATGTTCTATATGCTAATGAAATGAACATGAATGCAAATGAACTCACTTTTCAAATGCAATATGATTATCTCTATTATGCAGTCCCAAGAGGAAAGAAATGGAGTAAATGGCCTAAATTCAAAATAACTGATGATGAAAAGGCAGTTATGGGTTATTTTGAATGCTCTTGGTTTAAGGCGAAGGAAAATCTTCGTGTGTTGTCTACCGAACAGAAGAAGGTAATTATCACTTATATGAAGGAGAAGAATTCATAAATACTATTTCATAATGAAATAAAAATAAGAACGTGGAGTGATTTTACCATGACTGATGATATTTTTCGTGGCTGCGGGGTAGAAATCTCTCTTCCGGATCGTCAAGCTTTCCTTAAAATTGAAGAAACACTTACTCGTATAGGAGTAGCTTCTAGAAAAGATAAACACCTTTTCCAATCATGTCATATCCTACATAAACGACAAAGGTATGCTATCGTACATTTTAAGGAAATGTTTTTGCTGGATGGAAAACCTACCACTATTACTGATGAAGATCTTGGTAGACGTAATAAAATTGCAACATTGCTTCAAGATTGGAGGCTTTGCACGATTCTTAACCAAGAACCACTTTCTCCATTAAGTCCTATGTCACATATAAAGGTAATCTCATGGAGTGAGAAGCCTGAATGGAAATTATTTCCAAAATACGCCATCGGGGCCAAAAAGAAACCGCTTGACAACGCAGCAGAAAACTGATAGTATTATCAAGATGATGCGCTACCAAGTGCTAATCAAGTACTAATTGAAACGGAGACTATAATTATTATGACAAAAACCACTAAGACTCTCAAGCTTATTAATGCCCTTGCTACTGGTAAGGAAATTACTCCTACAAAGCTTGCGAAGCGTTCAGGTCTTGCAAACGTAAGTTCCACAATTTCACGTTTGCGCAATGAAGGTTTTCGGATCTTCTTGAACACTAAGAAGACCTCCAAGGGCGTTCAGAACTACTACCGTATGGCTGCCTAAGCCGTCACGAGTCGGGGCAAACCTCTCTAAAAACCCCAAAATTCTTTTTATCAATGATTTCAATGGGTTAGTTCTAACCTGTTGATTTTGTTGATGTTTTTTTATCTGGAACCGACTTGACAACGGGTCCAATATATGTTAGTATGATGTACGATTGAAATTACTAGGAGATTCTATAAAATGACTGATACCCTCTTCCAGGTTGCTGGTTTCTCAATCAGCCCTGACGGAATTAAGTTCCACGTCTCGCGTGATACCAACGTGAAGGCGATCAATATTAATATGGGTGGGGAAACCTACTTCAATTTTGCGGTTCTTCCTTCGAAGGTGACCAAGCCTAAGGCAGCTCAATATCTGCTTGACACTTTGGATAAGACCAAGGTAGACCCTGCAGTTTTCGAGGTGATCGCCTCTGTTGCGAACGGCCCCACAGTCGCTGTAAAAGCGCCGAAGGCTCCAAAAGCACCCAAGGAAGCGAAGGCTCCGAAGGCACCTAAGGTTGTCAAGAGCAATGCGGCAGCTGTCTTGAAGGCTGCGGTTGCACCTGCCGATGCTGATGCGAAGGCAAAGCGTTTGGAAACCATCCGAGCGATTGCTGCAAAACGTAATAAGTAAGCTATCTTCCTCTTTTTACCTTGGGGGGTAAAATGGTTAAAGCTAACTACCGAACGTATCATGGGTTGATTTGGCAGGCAGAATCTCCTGCCAAATATTTCCTTGTCGGATATCCGAACATTAGAGCATCTTTTGATGGGAAAGATTGGTATCTTAACAGGATAGAATCTGTTAAATTTAAATCCATGGAAGTCCTTTCAGAAGTTGTTACAACGGTTTGTGAGAGCTATAATGCACGAGGAAATCGATGGTAAATAGGTTACAACGTGATTATGCTAATAGCGTTGCTGGCTATATTGTCAGCGACGTTGAGGTCAAAGAACTCTTAGAAGGACTTAAGGACTATGAAGTACACTGTATTCTACATGCTTCGAGCCGAAGAAACCCTCGTTCTACGGGCCCTCTTGCAGGACAAAACTGAGTCCTTCCAATCCTTTGATGAAGCTGTTGACTTCATTCGAATCCTTAAGACAAACAAGAATATTGTCGGGCAACCTGTACTAGGAGTATAAATGACTAACGAAAAAGACGAAGATCATTCTTATATGACAAAATTATTAGCAGGTTGCGGCGCTGCCTTAGTGGGAGTGTTCGCAACCATTTTTTTTATCTGTATTACCACTATTGGTGGGATAATTATAGGATGGGTTGTAGGATTATTTTTTTCTGAAACCATCTTAGGTATTTTTGCGGCCTTAGGTATTAAAGGCTTCGCAATGTGGCAAATCGGTGCTTGGCTTGGGTTTGTTAGTGGTTTCTTCCGAACGGTTAAAACCACCCCAAAAACTTAATTATTGACCAAATTTAGCCGCGGCGTTATTATAAAATCTATGCAGAGCATTCATAGAGGCCGCGCAAGTATTATTGGCTGCAGCCATCTGAACCATGGTTCTTGCTACCTGTAGATCTGTTAAGGTCTTGATTGCAGGCCATTTAGTAATTCTGGGGCAATTATACATTGACTCAGGTGCTAACACAACATGATATTTGTTGATGGTTGGTTGCAACGTCCCAGTTGTATTACAACCAGCAAGCCAAGCACCCAAAACTACAATAACCAAACATTTCCATATTTTATTCAACATCACTTTTCTCCTGATAATCTCTTGATAACATTCTTCAAAACTTCACTTGTTTCCCGATCTGTTTTAATGACATCGGGATTATTCAATTCTGCATTAAGAGAATCTGTTGAATCTTGAAGATCCTTCATTTGCTTATTAAGAGAATCTGTCTGATCCTGCTGTAATTTAGCAACAGCTGCCGTCTTTTCTGCAAATTCTTGTTGATTTTTGATTACTTGAGCTGAAATGATTGCTTGATCTTTTAGAAGCTGATTTTGTGCAGCATTATGAACAATAATAAAATACCCACCTACAAGTACGGCAAGGATAAATATTATACCTATGGCCCATTCTGCAAGTTTTCCTAGTGGACCAGCTAAGAACGTTCCTATAGCTAACATTTTATATTCCTTCTCATTTTAACCAGTATAGGATATTTATCAAAACAGAAAGTAAAGAAAATGAGTGATTTTAAACAAATAATTGATCATGAGATAGAAGCACTAATGCAAATATGTTATAAAGTAATTATAATGTATTCTGTAGCGAAAAGTGCATTAATAGGTCTTTTTACTGCTTTTAAACTCATTGCAAATCAATCACATGTATTTAATCCTCTAAAACCTAGAGAAGTTATAGAAGAACCACCTAAATCAGTTGAAGTAGATGAGGCTGTTCAAAATCCTCCTTCTCATAATATGGTGGGTTCATCAAACCCACAAGCACCATCCAGACTTGCAAGCAAAGAAGAATTAGATCCAAAGAACTTTCAATTTGAAGTTCCAGAAGAGAAAATTAAGTGGGCTCATATGCATACTGGCGGATTTAATATCTATACACAATTGCTTATAACAGCAAATGCATTCAGGGAAGCTAAATTAGAACCAATCTTCTTAACTAATAAAGATGAATCTATCATTCGTGTTGCGGCGCGCGAAACTTGGAATAAACCTAACGCATTAAATTGATCTTGACAATCAAGTAAGTATGTCGTATAAATATGAATGAAGTGTCTTCATGCACTAATGTCTTCATGGAGTGGTCGGAGTGCTCTAAAACTAAATGCTTTGTTAGCTCAGTCAGGTAGAGCGGGCGGCTTCTAATCCGTATCAGTCGGGGGTTCAAATCCCCCACGAAGCACCAAATAAGGAAAGTAACCAAATGGCTTTGTAGATTAATACGTAAACGGTTCTACTAGATTACCTAGAGGACCCCCTTCCTAATGTATCATAAACCGATCATCTGACCTCAGATGACACATTAATGAAACATTTAGGAGACATAAAATGCGTGCTTTTTTACGAGTTAAAATACTTTCACTTGCTGCTGAATCTAAAATCATCCGTAAGGAGATGAAAAAATACGAAGGTCCAACACCAATTTATCAAGGCCTTCACCTTCACAGAACTATTGATGTACGTGAGGAGTCCCGAGCTTCTCATATCGCAATGGGTTTCTTGAAAGGACTTACTTACAAACAAATCGAAACAAAGTGTTACAAAGAACCTGATTGGAAGAGAATTTGGACTCTTATCAAAAAATACGGTGAAGGTGACATGGAAAGAATTAGGCCTGTTTTCGTAGAATGGAAAGAAGCCTGATTGGAGACGCGGCGTTAAGGGTGGATCGAAAGGTCCACCCATTTTTACGTTGACAAACTCTTGATTCTATTGTACAATTAACCTTTAGCATACTGAACAGTCACTGCGCATATTAAAGGATATTCTTTTGACAAAATACTTCTATACTGATGTTTTCCAAAGAGGTGATTGGCTCTATATAAGAGGTTATTCCAACGGGAAGCGTTTTCAGGAGAAGCTAGATTATCATCCATTCTTATTTGTACCATCAGCAGATGGTGAATTTAGATCTTTAAAGGGTCAACCACTTAAACGAAAAGTGTTTGGTTCTATGAAGGATGCTAAGCAGTTTGTAAAAGATAATTCTGACGTTTCTAATTTCCAAGTGCACGGTAACACTGCTTGGCTTTATCAATATATCAACGAAGAATATGTTCGTGATGGCAAGATTTGGTATGATAAAGATTTAATTAAAATCAACTATATCGATATCGAAAACGACTGGGGCAATGGGTTTCCGAATCCTATGGATCCTCAGCATCAAATTACTGCTATCAGCATTCTCCAGGGTGAAAAAACTATTTCGTTTGGATGTAAAGCTTTTAGAGCTGATGACCCAAAAATAACATATATAATGTGTAAGGATGAAGCTGATCTTCTTAATAATTTCCTGGATGCTTGGGAAAGTGAAGAGTGGTCTCCTGACGTTGTAACCGGTTGGAATATTGCAGGCTATGACATTCCATATCTGTACAATAGAATTAAAAAGATTTTAGGAGAAAAGGCTGCAAAGCGACTATCTCCGTGGGGAATTATAACCGAAAGAGAATTTGAAGGATTCAAAGGACAGACAAAAACTGAATATATCTTGATGGGTACACAAGTAATCGATTACCTCGACCTATACAAGAAGTTCTCGTTTGTCAATCAAGAATCATATAAATTAGATCATATCGCCTACGTAGAGCTCGGTGAGAAGAAAATCGATTATTCTGAACACAAGAACTTAATGGAACTCCATCAGAAGGATTTTGAGAAGTTTATCAACTATAATATCAAGGATAATAAACTTGTCTATAGACTGGAAGCAAAAAAGAAATTCCTTTCGAACGTCCTTTTCTTTGCCTATGATGCTAGAATTAATTATGTGGACGCTCTTACTACTGTTCGTGTTTGGGATGTTATCACTACCAATTACTTGCTCGAACAAAGAATTGCCGTACCTCAGTATACCCCACCATCCACTGGTGCCAAGATCATGGGAGGACATGTAAAAGAACCGTTCATTGGTTTAAGTCGTTGGGTTGTTACTTTCGATTATACTTCTCTATATCCTAAGCTTATGATGGGATGGAATATCAGTCCTGATGTATTTGTCAAAATGATAGATATGCCGATTAGTGCTGACAAGTACTCTGGAGAACGTTGTATTTCAGAAACTCTGTCACATCCTGTTTATGAAGATATGAAGGCCTACCTTAAGAAGAACAACCTTACTCTATGTCCAAACGGTGCTTTGTTTAGTCGTAGTAAGCAAGGATTCATGTCATTCTTGATGGAAAAGATGTATGATGATAGATTTGAAGCTCAAAAGAAATTGAAAGCTGCAAGGGCTGCGTTCAAAAAGGATCCTAAGAATAAGGAATTGGAAAATCGTATCGATGAACTCGATAACTTTCAGAAGGCTAGAAAGATTCAGCTCAATGCTTGTTATGGTGCGATGGCTAACAAATACTTCCGATTCTATAATTCAGATGTAGCTGAAGCTGTTACATCAATTGGTCAGATGGCTATTCAGTTTAGTGAAAGGAAGCTAAATGCTTACCTCAACAAACTTCTTAAAACTACCAATGTAGATTACATTGTTGCTATTGATACTGACAGTGTTCATATTACCTTTGATCGTTTAGTTGATGCTGTGGGTTTAAAGGATGCAGCTAAAGACAAGGTAGTGGACTTCCTTTCGAAAGTTTGTGCAGAAAAGATCGAACCATTCCTCGTAAAGGTATATGAAGAGTTCTCAGAGCTAACAAACGCCTTTAAAAATACTCTACATATGAAACAAGAAGGTATCGCTGATAAAGGTATTTGGCGTGGTGCTAAAATGTACATCCTCAATCAACTTGATAGGGAAAAAGTACGTCTGGATAAACCTGAACTACTTGTTCACGGAATCGAAGCTGTCAGATCTTCTACACCTGAAGTGTGTAGAACAAAGATTAAAGAAGCTCTCAAAATAATCATGGGTGGGACTGAAAAAGAATATCAGATATTCATTAAGAATTTTAGAAATGAATTCTGGGATCTTCCTTTCGAACAAATTGCTAAGCCATCGACTGCTAACAATTTGGAAGAGTTTACGACAAGTAGTGGATATCGTAAAGGCACTCCTCAGCATATTAAAGGTGCGATTATCTATAATAACTACTTGCAAGAAAAAGGTCTCACTGATACCTATGAGACAATCTTTTCTGGTAATAAAACCAAATCTTGTTACCTTACAACACCAAACCCTGTAAGATCTAACGTTATATCAACACCAGGTCCTTTGCCTGCTGAGTTTAACTTGGATAAATATATTGATAGAGATATGCAATTTACTAAGACATTTTTAGCTCCAATTCAATCAATAAGTTCTTTGACTGATTGGAAAACAGAAAAGAAAAATACATTAGAAGGACTTTTTGAATGATAGTAAACAACGCAAATAACGATTTTGGGTTTTCACTTGTGGAAGATGCAGATCTAGATGTAGTTAACAAAAAATTGACTGACGGCTATCAAGTAGCTCTTACAAAAGCTGAAACCAAACTTGATAATATTACCACTAAAATAGTTTCATTCTTAGATAAGCTATCCGAGGACCCAACAAAAACAGCACTCAAATGGCCCAACAGGGCTGAGGTTTGTTTGAAATTGAAAAATGAAATCTTGACACTTCGCAATTCATAATATACAATCATACATTCATATAGGAGAAAAAATGGTTAAAGCGCCAAAATCTAAAATTAATAACTTGATGGAAAGACTCCTTGCAAGCTCTACAATTAAAGAATCTTCAAGTTTAGACGAGAGTCGCTTCTTTAAGGAAAAAGATATCGTTCCTACTGGAGTGCCTATGATTGATATCGCATTATCAGGGAGGGTAAAAGGTGGTCTCGTACCGGGCAGTACAATGTTGGCAGGACCTTCCAAGCATTTCAAAACAGGCTTTGCATTACTCCTTGCTAGGGCTTTTATTAAAAAGTACCCAGACGGAGTTATCTTATTCTATGATAGTGAGTTCGGAGCACCCGGAAGCTACTTTGAGTCTTTTGGCGTCCCTGCAGGACAAGTCATTCATTCCCCCATGGAGTCCGTAGAATTATTAAAGCATGATATAGCTGTACAGCTTGAACAGATTCAAAGAGGTGATCATCTGCTTATTCTAGTAGATTCCCTTGGAAATGCTGCATCAAACAAAGAAGTAGAAGATGCTCTGTCAGGTAAGTCTGTAGCAGATATGACACGAGCAAAAGCAATTAAATCCCTCTTCCGTACTATCGGAACAAAATTGGTAATGAAAGATGTTCCGCTCGTGGTTGTTAATCACACTTATAAAGAACTCGCTCTCTTCCCTAAAGACATCGTCTCGGGTGGCACGGGATCATATTACGGTGCCGACAATATCTGGATTATTGGTAGACAACAAGACAAGGATGAAGCTACCAAACGAATTGAAGGATACAACTTCGTCATTAAAATTGAGAAGTCTCGATATTGTCAAGAAGGACTCAAGATCCCTATCAATGTAACATTTGATCTAGGTATCAATAAATGGTCAGGTCTTCTTGATAATGCTATAGAAGCAGGTCTTATCGGCACTCCAAAGAAAGGACGTTATGCTAGAATAGATGAATCTAATGGTGAATTTTTTGATGAAGAATTCAAAGAAGATGATATCAATCGTAATGATGAATTATGGGAAGGGATGCTTGAAAAACACCTCTTCGTGAAGTTCCTTGAAAACAAATATAAGCTCTCAGCTAATTCGATTATGAGGGATGATAAAGAGAAAGCAGTGGCAACAGCATGATGAGAAATGTATCACCAGATTTTGCAGATCTTTTAGAGGAATGTATGTCATTAACTCCTCATAAAGAAGAATTAATATCAGCAATAATCAATACATTAGCTAAAAAGGGGTGGTCAATAGTACCACCCAATCACATACCATTACCTACTAATGTAGCCTTAGCAGAAGCAATGCTTTTAGTCGCCGAATCTTATTTGAAAGGACACCAAGATGCAACTTCGAAAGAAACATCTTCCACCAACAGTTCAGATTGAATACCCATATGGTGTATTTGCTACATATCGTCATGTAGATATGGAATATGCTACTCGAGATGAACTTTCAGGTCGAGTTTGTCAGAAGAAAGGTACTCCTCACTCAAAGATTATTGCAAAAGGAAAGTCTAAAAAGAGAGAATATTTCCTTCATGCGACAAAGGGTTACAGGAGTTATTCGCTATGACATCACTTACAAGATTGAGATTTGCCAATGAAAATCGTCATTTAGAATGGGATCCTACTAATCAGGTTACTTTAGGTTTTCGAGGGCTTGAATTGGGTGGAGAGGTTGGTGAAGCTCAAAACGTTATTAAGAAGCTTGAACGTAAAAGATTAGGTCTTATTGGACCTACTGATACCATCGAACACCTTGCAGAAGAACTTGCAGATGTTATTATATGCGCAGATCTTGCCGCAATGACTGCTGGTATTGATCTTTCAAAAGCAGTTCGAAAAAAATTCAACGCCACCTCAGTAAAGGTTGGACTTAAAACAAGGCTATAAATTTGACAATAGAAATCACTATTCTATCAAATCTTATTAATAATGAAGAATTTGCTAGGAAAGTACTTCCCTATTTAAAACCTGAGTATTTTTCAAGTGAGGGTGAGCGTAAAGCGTTCATCCTTATTTACTCATATGTGGATAAGTACAACAAATTTCCCTCTTCAAAAGCACTTGAAATTGATCTTCAAAAAGAAGTTGATGATATCAATGAATTTTGCTATAAAGCAACAATAGAGTGTATTGAGAATATTTCAAAACCAGAACCACATGAGGAGGAGTGGCTACTAGATAGCACTGAGAAATTTTGTCAGGAGAAAGCAATTTATCACGGCATTATGCAATCTATGGATATCATAGATGATAAAACCGGAAAAAAATCTCGAGGGATGATACCAAAAATCCTTAGTGATGCGCTAGCAGTTACATTTGATACGGATATAGGTCATGATTTCATCGAAGACTCGGATAAGCGATTTGACTTTTATCATGCAAAGCATCAGCATATCCCCTTCGACATTGATCTCCTCAATAAGATTACAAAAGGTGGGGTGGTCCCCAAAACTCTTAATTGTTTTCTTGCACCAACAGGTGTTGGAAAATCACTCGTTATGTGCCACATGGCGGCCCAGCACTTAATGATGGGATATAATGTCCTTTACATTACTCTAGAAATGAGTGAGGAGAAGATAGGTGAAAGGATTGATGCGAACTTACTCGATGTCTCCATTGAGGACCTCGAACTTCTTCCCAAAGAATCGTATGTTAAGAAAATTGAAAGAATTAAAGCAAAGACGAAACACAAACTTATCATCAAAGAATATCCGACAACTGGTGCTGGCTCAACACATTTTCGACACCTCATTCATGAACTCAAACTAAAAAAGAACTTCATTCCTGATATTGTCTATATAGATTATATTAATATCTGTATGAGTTCTAGGTTACGTCTTGGAAATTCTATCAATAGTTATCTTTATATCAAATCAATCGCTGAAGAATTGAGGGGATTGGCTGTTGAAACAAGTCTTCCTATTATCACTGCTACTCAGACCAATCGTGAAGGTGCTGGAGATAGTGATTTCGGTATGACTTCTGTTAGTGAATCTTTTGGTCTTCCAATGACTCTAGACCTCATGATTGCTATTCAGACAAGTGAAGAATTAGCAGATTTGGGTCAATATCGTTTCAAGCAGCTCAAGAATAGGTACAATGACGTTAACAAGTTTCGAAAATTTGACGTTGGGGTAGATTATACAAAGATGAGACTTTTCAATATTTCTGAACATAAGCAGGAATATAATGAAAAAGGAGATATTAAGAATGATGCTCCTGTACTAGGAATGCAAACAAGTCCTAGTGACAAATTCAATAAAACTAGGTTCCAGGGTTTTGGCTAATCATAAATAAAAGATCATTTACCTAAGGAGATATCATGGAACCTCTATACTTTCAAAAAGATCCAGAAAAGCAAGATAAACTTGCTCAGACCTTTAGAAAGGTTATGGAATCTCATATCACCGAAAAGCTTACTGATGAAGCAAAAAAGAATATTAAAACTGCTACTGGTGGTACCACCCAAAGTGGTGGTAAAAGGTTTAAAGCAACAAAAGCTTTAATTAAATTAGCAAAAAGTAATGCAAAGAATTTTGTCACTAAGGAAGAACAAGAATTTATTGATGAACTCAACACTAGCACTTTAAAGAGTTATGTAGCTAAAGCTTCTGTTAATGCTGCAGCTAAAAAATCTGCTGGAAAAACAGCAGAATTATCTTCTTACGGTAACGCATCCACTGGTAAAAAACCAGATAGAAAATTATATGCGCATGGTAATAAGCTTCAAACACAAGCCTCTACCAGATCCCAAAATGTCACTTTAGCAAAGGAAAAGATTGCTAAGAAAGAAAAGGTTTCAGAAGAAGTTTTAGAAGCTAAGGAAGATAATCGCAATCAAGCAGAAGCTGATGCTGGTCAAAAGTCAGTTCCTTATAAGAGACCAAAAGGTATGGGTCTTATGGGTATTAAAAAGAAACCTGAATTAAATAAAATTGAACCAGGTTCTGGTTTTCGACAACAAATTAAGGATATTGAACAAAAACGAAAAGATCGGGCAATGAAGGAAGAACAAGACTTCATTAATGAACTCAACACTAGTACTTTAGCTAGTTATGCTAAGAAAGCTAGCGTCGATGCTGCTGCAAAGACTGCTGCTGGTAAGTCAGCTGAGAAGGCTTCCTATGGACAAGTAACAAATGGTGTAGTGGTCAAGAAACCAAATGCTACATTATATGCGGCTGGTAACAAACTTCAAACCCAGGGATCCACCAGATCCCAAAATGTTACCTTAGCAAAGGAGAAGATTGCTAAGAAAGAAGCAGCTAACTAATGTTTACTGCTATCACATTAATTATTTATCTTGCTACCCTTGCCCTTTGTGGTATTCTCCTTTGGTATTTCATTGATTTTCTTCCAATGCCAGAGAATATGAAGAATGCTTCTCATCTGCTATTAGCACTTATCCTAATACTTTATGGAATAGGTGCAGTAGTTGGAACTTATGTGTCACCTGCTCATGGTGAGTATCAAGGTCAAACAATTCCAATTCCTAAAGGTCCGGCTAGTATAATGAAATAAGAGTCCTGTGTAGTGTAGCGTGAGAGTAGCCCCGGCCGAAAGGTCGGGGTTTTCACTGAGTGTGCCATAAATAACTAATCCTTTACAAATTATGTTTGGAAGAACCATAGTGGCATTAGAAGTACATAAGCTCAAGCATTTAGATCATGTAGAAGACCTCCCTATTCGCCACGGTAGAGAAGGGTTCGAACACGCCCATAAAACACTTTTGGCTACTCATGATCACCTTACCGGTAAAAAGCCAGAGAAATTCAATATCACCACTAAGTATGACGGCTCACCGTCAATTGTATTTGGTCATCACCCAACTACCGGAAAGTTCTTTGTTGGATCTAAGTCAGTATTTAACAAGAACGCCAAAATCAATCACTCGCATGAAGATATTGAAAAAAATCATGCGAAAGCGCCGGGCCTTGTAACTAAGCTAAAGCATGCTTTTGATCATCTTAAGGATAACATCCCAAAGAAGGGTGTATATCAAGGTGACTTGATGTATTCTGGTGATGATGTCAAGAAATCTGGTAGTCATCTAAAATTTCAACCAAATACTATGGAGTATGGTGTAAACAAAGATACACCAGAAGGTCGCCGTGTCGCAGATTCTAAGATGGGCATGGTGGTTCATACTGAGTATAAAGGTAACGGTATTGAAGATATGAAAGCGTCATTCAATCCTGATACTTCAAAATTCAACCATAAGGGTCCTGTGAACTTCATTGACCCAAAGGTAAGCCCTCACGTCAAATATACTCCTGAACAAGAAAAAGAATTTACTTCTAATCTCTTTAAAGCACGTCAGCTCAGCACCGAAATCCATAAATCAAAGGTATATGATCTAGCTAAGGATCAAGAACCACTTCTACTAGGATATGCAAATGACTCAGTTAAGCAAGGCAAGCCTGTTTCTACTTCGGGTTATATGGCATTCATTAATAACCGATACAAAAAGGCAATGGAAGATCTTAAGTCTTCCGGTGGTAAAGAGAAGAAACAATTAGAAATTGACTCACTATTAAAGACAGTAGCTGACAACAAGAATGGCTATGATAAGCTATTCGACCTTCATAAGACTATGGCGGCCGCCAAAAAGCCATTGGTGGACGCTCTATCGAGTCATTCACATTTGAAGACATCCATAGGTGGTAAAGAGACCAAGCCTGAGGGCTTTGTTGCAACTCATTCTGGAATTCCTTCCAAGTTAGTTGATCGCGACGAATTTTCTCGGGCGAATTTCGATTGGAATGAGAAAGCCAATCCAGAAGATAATCCCATGGTTTTTTCGTTTGGTCGGATGAATCCACCAACAATGGGTCATGAGGTTCTGGTGAACCGCGTTCAGGACTTGGCTCGTCGGATGGGAGCTTCTCACCAAATTGTAATGTCTGGTTCTCAGGATCCAAAGAAGAATCCTCTTTCTCCGGATGAAAAGTTGGATTATGCAAAATCAGCGTTTCCTTCTACTAATATTACAGTTGCAGGTAAAGACGATGCTACAGTCATTCATCAGCTCAAAAAGATTAATGGAAGAGGTGTTCGCCACCTCACCATGGTTGTTGGTGATGATCGAGTAGCTAGTTTCACTAAATTACTCCATGATTTGAATGGTAAAGAGTTTCATTTCAAAAAGATCAAAGTTGTATCAGCAGGTGCTAGAAATGCTGATGCTGATGATGATAGTGCTGAAGGCATGAGCGCTTCGAAGATGAGGAAAGCTGCTGCAGAAGGTGATTGGGAATCTTTCAAGAAAGGTGTTCCTTCACAAATGCCTGATGATAAAGTGCACGGAATGTATAAAGCCCTTCGTAATAAGATGGGTGTTAAAGATATTAAACCTGATGATAACGGCATGGTTATGACTGGAGTAGAAACTCGAGGTAAGCCTCTTCCTAAATCAGATGTAAAGATAGGAAAAGATACTCCTAATATTTCACTACAACGATATGCTACACGAGATA